TGTTTTTAATCCCCTGATTGCGCCCTCATAATCCCCTACTTTCCTTTGATTGTCGCCTACCTCACCATCCCAAGCCTTTAGTTTTGCCGTTCCATCTGAAACAAATTTTTGAAGGTCTTTAAACTCCTGACTTGTGCCGTGGAGTCCGCCCTCCATTTCCTTCAATCTCTTTTTTGCGTCTGATACTTGCTTGCTAAATTCGTTGTAAGACCCGGATAGAGTCTTTGAAGCCGCTGCCGCATCTTTCATTTCCTTTTTGATTGATGCTAACTTTTCGGCCTCTTCCTGATAGGCTTTGTTATTCTTTGCTTGTGTAACCGCGATTTGGTTTTGAACTTTCTGCAATTCCTTTTGCGCGAGTGTTAATTTCTCAGTTTCTTTTGCAACACCTCCGACCGACTTAGCCACAATAACATTAGCCTCCGATTGCTTTGATACATTCAATAGCTTATCAATCGACTTCAATAAAGCGTCAACTTCTTTTTTAGCGAGCGTGACTTCGTCAATCGCTGCCTTGCTGATCAAATCCCCACTATCGATTTCCGCTGCCATGTCCTTTGCGTTGTGCTGCTTGCGCTGCTTTTATTTTTTTACTTGCTATTTTCTTGAGTGAATTGTACTTAGCCAGTGTAATATCTTCCGGCAAATTCCTATGCCCCCCCAATGCTTCCTCCAGATTGGCTAGTAGGTCGGTGAATCCATCGCCTCCTTTGCTATTTGCCTCTGACCGCTTCAACTGTTCCTTAATCTCGCTTTGCTTCATGTTTATTTTGGTAACCATTGCATTTGAACGGTTCATACAAAGCGCGATTGATTCCGCGTACTTCTCATTTGATGATACATCTAAAACGTATCCGCGTTTCTTCAACTCCAAAATAGTCTCTCTGAATCCTTCTGTCTTAGACCCGCTCAAGGAACTACGCATTAACAAAAGTTTGATTGTCGTATGTTGAGCGAGTAACACAGTGTAAGCTTGAACAAGTGAGAAATAAGATTGGTATTGTAGACTCTGATTCTCTTCCGAATTACGTCTAACAATCTCCTCCCACTGTGTAACACACTGCTCCAACGTGGGCCTGCCGGACACTACCAACCGCTCAAATCCTCCATTGGTCGCAATATCCAAGTACAGCTTCAGTAGAATATCATCATACCCCCAAAACCTAACCTTGGCTGATTGTTTCCCTGACGAACTTTTGAAGGTCGGGGAGTATAGCACATTGGCCGACTCCCAGCGATTTCTTTACTACATTACATTCTTCTGCCATTTTCTTTTAATTTAAAATGTTAACATCTCTTAATTCTGCTTGTGATTCTGAGATTTAGGATCTCAATTGCGTCCAATGTGTCTGAAAAAATATTCTTTACGTTCTGCTCTTCACTTGATGTCCCGTAGTAAGGCCGGTCTATCTTGGTGTGTGGAGGAAGTGTTTGCACTCCTTCCCATTGAAACTTGCCGGCAATCTTTAACTTGTTCATAAAAGCCTCATACAACGGATACAAAATCGGCTTAAATACGTTTGTGTATCTTTCTTCTGCGTTGTAATGCTTCTCGGTTCTGTTCAAAATTGCCAGATTCAAATTATAACTCCACAGTCCACCGGTTACCTCCTCCTCGAAATCCATGCGCAATGCAATGAGCGGATAAAGTTGGTACTTATAATCGCCCTTACTTTTTGCGACTAACCGATTGTTAATCTCTAACCTATGTCCGTACATGTAGTAAGGCTTTTCAGCTAGATTAGGATCGCTTGGATTTGATGACCACGGCTTATTAGTCTGGTTTCTCACCGCCTCAACCACCGCCCCAATATCATCAACCAGGTAAGTCATAGATTGAACCGGTTAAGATTTCCAGGGTCAGTAAACACCCAAGTCGGATAGACATCATCAAAGTTCACCATCAGGAAACCGTATAGAGAGTGATTAACTTTCTTCTTGTTCCCGCAATGTTCATAGAACTCATTCCACCTCATTACTATCCGCAAATCCGGGCTAATCATATCAGCGTTTTCAATCTTACCAACCGATACGCCAACGTCTGACCAGTTATCGTAGTTATCCCGTAACCACTCAGAGGATCAGCCGTTGGAAAACACTGAGGTAAAAGCCATTGACTACAACTACATAGCTCAGAATTTCAAACTATAATTTTTAAACAAAATGAAAAAACGAAACACAATTTTTGCCGCTATTCTTATAGCGTTGATGTGCTTTGTTGGGTACTCTGGCACGCAAAAGCAAGATGTCAGTGGCCCCAACATTGAGCGTGTTAGTGATTTGGCGGTGAGCCAGGCCATTAGCATTGAGAGAAAGGAAGCCTATAAACTTGATAACTCTGAATACAAGTCAGCGGTTGCAACTAAATCAAGGTTCTCAGGCGGTGAGGGAGGTATGTATGTTCTGATTGGCGCGGTCATGCTTGGGATTACGATATTCTTAATGAAGCTGTTTAGACAATTAAGGACGTTTAATTTCAATAGAGCGTTGACCTATTCCATCATAGCCGCGTTGTTCGCTTTCACTATTTTCTTCCCTGCCGAGGGTATTGCAACGATGGCTATGGCCGCGCCAGCATTGACTCCTAAGGAAGAGGAAAAACAAAAGACCCTACTTGAGAAAATTGAAAAGCAAGTTAAGGGAATTATGGCCGATGCCACAAAGGAGAACGTCACAGAATCCGCACTCAATAAAAGAATCGAAAAGCTAAATGATGACATCAAGAAGCTGAACGATGACTCAATGAAAGAGTTAAAAGAGCGGGTTGATAAGTTGGCGAAATCTAACGAGGAATTGCAGGCTGAACTTGCCTTTCTTCAATGCCTTCTCCTTGATGGCCTTCAGTTTCTTAATCTCTTCTTTTGTGGGCTTGTCCATTAGTTCACTGGTAAAAGGTGTCCGACTTCTTTTCCGTTTAACTTGAACCGCTTGGATTCATCTTCCTCTTTCGGTTCTTCCTCCTTTGGTTCGGCTGCGACTGGCTTGTTAAGAATGATTGCCAGTTGCTCGGGTGACATTTCCCAAATGAATTTATTACCTTCCTCGCCCAATGATGGAAGCCCGATAGATGTTACCCACTGATTACGGGTAGCCGCGCCCTTCATGAACATCTTCTCCATGTAGGTAGATGTGACGTTGTTACTTTCGGCTTTCTTCTTTTCATCTTCCTGCAAGCAAGCAACGTGGCTAAAGTCTCCTTCCAATTTCCAATCAGTGCCGTCCAATCCAAGGAAGGAAGTAAAGGCAATCATATCGTCCTCCATTTCGGGGATTAATGTTCCCTGGTAAAGCCGCCTAACGCTGGCCTCCTGATTCTCGAATGTGGCTCCCTGCAAATAAAGTTTGAGTAATATTTCAGGAACCCCGAACGCATTAGCGACTATCATTCCATCGGTGGCAATTTCATCGAATAAACCTAACCGCTTAACGTCCTGGTCGATAGTGGTCACGCTTATCGGCATCGTGGTCATAAAGAATTGGTTTTGCCCTTCGAGCAATCCGTATTTCTTTATTTCTTCGTCCATTACTTCTTTCTCATGGCTCAGTAATGGTATCTTCCCGCTCTGGTCGCCTCTGTCTGAAGCTATAATAGCCCGCATCCCCCTGTTTTTCATTATGACATTCCGGCTTTCATAGGCCATGTCGATATTTGAAAGAGGTTTGATGAGTGATAAAGCGGTCGCACTTCCGAATATTAAGCCGGTTCTTGGGTCAAGGTTGGGCGCGTTGCTATGTAGAATTTCATCCGGTGTCCAGTTCTCTACGTGCTGGCCGAATTTGAACCTCCACCCTTCAATGATTTCGTTAATGTCCGTGGCTGAAAAGTATTTGCCTTTCAACTTGAACTCCATGAATTGCGGCCAAACGTTCATCAATGACGAACAATTCAACGGACTCTTAGTCATGCCTAATCCGAAGTTCCCATACACAAAAGAATTACCGCATACCTCCCTAAATACTTTGCGCTGTTGGAAGAACTCCCACCGTGATTGAAGTACATTTGGCTTGTCGAATAGTTCGTAGAGCCTGGCCGGGATTTGCTTGCGGGTTCCGATAGGCTCTACCTCACCCGTCCATCTGTTCACTACTTTGATGCGCATGTTCGCGGCCTCCCGCGCCTTAATCATCACCACGGCATAGAACACCGGATTGGAAATGAACCAATCCATGAGCCCCTGGAAGCCCCGTAGCTGCTGCCAGTAGGCTGTATTATTAAAAAACTGAGCTGTAATGAATGGAAGGCCGAATGATTGGGCTGATCTGAGGGTATTGTTTGTCGGCATGTCATCCGACCGGCCAAATGGCCAGAGTGTACTCCCTAATGATTTAAGGGCAGAGATGTTCTTTTGTAGATAATTCAACCCTGATTTTTACATCAAAGTTGAATACAAAGCGGAAATCGCTAAAATCTACTTGCTTTTTGTTCCCTTTGGTCGGGTTGGTAGGATATTTTTTGGAACCAAAACCGATGCTTTTTTCTTGTGCATCGTGGATTTAAAGTAGATTGTGAAATGGTTGTAGTGCTCCACGTAGGTCTTGTCGCCTAACCTTTTAACGCACCATCTTGCAATAGTTTTCTTGTGAACCCCGATTATGTCCGCGCCCTTGCGGAATGATACATGCTCGTGTGATTCGTTTGTCTTGGTGTTGATGATGGTCATAGCTGATCCCGTAGTTTAGTTAACTCGTCTACCTTTATTTTTAAATTGTGCTTCTTTGCCTTGTCCGTTTCTGATTTCATCTTCTCCCTGAGCTTGGGCAGTAAGTTCTCAAGGTCTTGTTTCAATGTTGGTTTCATAAAGGATTGAATGTAACCTTTATTTCATGTGGATTATCTATCGGCTTACTGTAAGTAACTACTCCCATCGTAATTCCTTTGTATTGCAAGGTGAAATCTAATTCACCTGGTTTAGTAACACGTCTGAAGTCGTGAAAGTCATTGTCATTTGCCGCGCGGCCAAGTATCTGGCTCATGGCTTTTCTGAGCACTTCTTCAGTAACCGAAAGATAAATTTTTGATACTAAATCTTCCGGCTGCATCATGTCGTATAGTTCTTTTGTTTTCATCCCCGTAAATGCGATTTGTCCTTCCAATCTTTTGTAATCCTGTACTGATGAAAAACATAAACGCCTTTCAATATCTTAATCCCTCCATCAACTTTCCCGGCTGACCTGGCAAACTTCCAATCAAATAGATTCCCAGTAGTGTCCATTATCCTATCCTGAAATTTGTTTTTAAGCCAGTACGATTTCCTGAACAGCATGAAGAAACCCGCGCACTGATTAGCCTTCTCATACTCTCCGTTAGGGTATTGGTCGGCCAACTGTTCGGCAATCTGGATATGGTATTTAATTGAATCATTCTCGTCTTGTGCTGGTAATAACCTCTGAAATGAGTACCCTACCCGGTTGGTCATGGCCCCAAATATAAGCGTTTCAGGGTAGTTTTTAATAGCGTTCTCGATTACTTGGTAGGTCTTATGACTTAGAATCATTGCATCGAAATCCATTATCAAAATCCAATCTGCCTCAGCGGGTACTAGTTCGCAATGTCCGTTGTATTCGCGGCTTATGTTCTTATCGGTGGCAAAGGGTTGGAACTTAAATAACGACATAGATAATGATGTCGATTATCAATAACCCTACAACCGCGCCTATAAACCAGTTCCTCCACTTCTTTAGTTTGTCCTTGTACTGTTCCCTTAAATCCGCCTCTAGCTTTTCATTATTTGTATTGCGTCATGAAACTATCCGCGATTGTAAATTTATGGGACAGTGAAGAATTATTACTAGGCTCCATGCGATGCCTCAAAGAAAGCGTTGACCTATTTGTAATTGTATGGCAGGACGTTTCTAATTGGGGCGAGAAGTACGACCCAACAAAGACACTACCTTTATTTGAAATCAATCGGGACTTCAATGTATTCTGGCACAAGTTCACGCCTAACCTAATGAATGGCGGTTCCGGTTCAACCAACGAGCGCACAAAGAGGAACATTGGATTAGAGATAGCCAAGGCGGAAGGATGCACTCACTTCATGCACGTTGATTGTGATGAGTATTACCAGAACTTCGCGGAGGCACATCAAATGTATATCGAGTCCGGCCATCGGGGCTCAGTCGTTCGCCTTCATACCTACTTTAAATTGCCTACCCTCAGACTTGAACAGGATGAAAACTACTTTGTGCCATTCATCCACGAACTGAGGCCGGACTCCGAATGCGTCAAAGGCTTTGAGTATCCTTTCCGCGTTGACCCAACCAGGAGAGTTAATGAAAAGGATGTAGTGGAGTTGCCCGCGTTCATGGAACATTACAGCTACGTTCGGAAGGACATCGGGCGCAAGATACGGAACAGCAGCGCAAAGAAGAACCTGGAAATAAGTTTGCACGCTAAAGACTATGAACGTGATTTAAAACCGGGTGATACTTTGAATTGCAATAAAGGAAAGTTAATTTCGGTTCCTGATTACTTCAACATAAATTCAATGCTATGATTTACTACTTCACACTCGGATTTTTGGGTGGATTAGCCACGGCCACCACTGCGATATTAATCGCGGAAAAGATTAAGGCTGACAAATTAAAGAAACAAAGAAACCAAACTTTGAGCGGAGAGAATGACTACTGACAGACCCAGGACTAGAGGTAACACCGCCCAATCAATGAATACCATATCTCACCGGTGAATACAAATGAGTAGTCGCCCGGCAAAGCCCGGCTTATTCGCGGTCTTGTCGACAGCAATGGGAATCCTGTTAACCAAAGAGTTTAAAAGAAAGTGGACATCTAAAAAAGAGCAATGTGTTGCGGGCATAGAAAAGTCTACAAAATAGTTCAGGCATACGCTAACATGCTCATGAAAAGGAATCATAAATTATCGATGGAACGGTTAGCTATCTGTGGGCCATGCGAGAACAACGATAATGGGTGGTGCAAATTATGTGGTTGCTTTGAGGCCGCGAAAACGACATTGCAAAATGAAACTTGCCCTATAAATTTATGGTAACAAAATCAAACCCACACGGCAAGAAGCCGGCAGCC